CTTTTGGAATTTCATACTTGGGTGCTGTTCCTTCATAAGATTGTTATCTACTGCTTCTTCTTTAGCCTCGTTTTGCTTTTTATAATAAGCATCGATTTGAAGCGCAATCTCCTCTGGTATCCTTGCCAGCAAAAGGCCTCCCACTCCAATGATTCCAGCGTATCTGCCTTCAGTCATCTCTGGATATTTTGATTCAGGATATTCATCAGCTCTCACTAATTCAAATCCTTCTCTCAAAGAGGACGCTACATTTTTAGTGTCCTGTTGTCCGAGAATTGATTCTCGTATCCATTGATGTCTGTATCCAGTTGGCGCCGGAGGTGCATCAAGTGAGTTGGGTGGAGTCCAAACTTTTTTAAGCTCTTCTTTAGCTCTCGTTTGACTCGCACGTGAAGTTTTTATTTTTGTATCTTCCATTTTACGCTCCTTCCGTGAGTTTTACTTGTTTTGCGTATTCTTCTAGTGGCACACCTAATCTTTTAGCAATTGCTACCTGTGATGGCGTGAGTTTCACAGTTTTTTTGCGTCCTGTTGGGGCCGAACGTTTAGCCGAGGCTACAGTTTGAGCCGGTTTTGCTCTTTCTGTAGAATTATCATCTACCTTATCAAATTTATGCGGGAATTCAAGTCTTATTCTTTTGTCAACCTCTGCATAATATTCGTCAGATTTAGGATCAAATCCTTCTCTTTCAACCAACGTTTTATGTATATCAAACGCGGTATAAGTCATAGCTGAATCATTACCAAACCAAGTATTTTTAGTAGCCCAGTCCTCAGCTTTTGGATCAGCTGATTGTTGAGGCGCTACATATTGTTGTTGAGGGTTAATATTTACTTGTTTCTCCTCTTCCTTTGGTTTGTTTTCATTAGCAACTTTAATAGAATTAAGTCTTGCTTCATCCATTGTTAAAGTAGCTATTTGTTGTTGAGCAGCAATTTGAGATTCTACATCTTGAGATTCAATTGCATTTTTAAGAGCTAACTTGGCTGCTGCCATACTAGTCTTAACTCTGTTTTCAAATTCAGAAACATAAGAACTATCTATTTTAGATAGCCTACCTTCCATCTTTTGATTTTCATTTTTAACGGAGTTAGCATAAGCTAAAGCTTCTTCTTTTTGCCTTTCTGCTTCTCTCATTTTACGAGTTAGTTTTGCAATTCTTTTTTGAACTCCTTCGCTATATTCTTTTAACTCGTCCTTTCCATCTTTTTTTTCAAGCTTAGTCTCTCTTTCGTTTTCATAAGTTTTATCTTGAGGTACTTGCTCTACTTCAATCTTCTCTTCCTTTGGCTCTTCTAGTTTTTCCGGCACACCTTTCTCATCTAAATTAATTTCTGCGCCTTCTGTTTCACCGACGTCAATTAACTCTTCAGATGGTTTTAACTTTTCTTCTGGCATAGTTCCTTCCTATGTTAAATGTAATGAAGAATTGATTCGGGATCATCTATAGTCCCTAACACTTCATCATCGTTTAGTATTCGCACTTCTCCACCTTCTATTGGTAAACGTGAACCAGCATATCTGGCAAACATTACCCAATCTCCTATTTTGCACCACGGTTTATTAAATTTATCTTTATCCGCATATGCAAGATCTCCCATTTTTAAAACATAACCACATGTTGTGGCTATTCTTGCTTTATCTAATTGTTCTTGGGAAAATAATATTCCACCTTTACTTTTTTCTTTTGGTGTAAAAGGTAAAACTAAAAGTCTGTATCCAACAGGCTCTGGTAATTTACTTACCATTTCTTTTATGTTGTCGGGATCTAATCTTTTTGCGTGTGGTTCTTTAGGTTCGTTTTTGTACTTTTCTTCTAGAGCTAATCTAGTTTTTGGTACTTCCTTTGATGTCGATAACGTTTCCGTCATTTTGCTCCTTTTCATCGTCTTTTAGCAGGTTAGAGATTTCCTGATTTATTAATTGATAAGCATGTGCTTGTCCTAGCATATACTTGTATTTTTCCATACTGTCAACCCCACCGGTCATCATACTGTCTCCAATCTGTTGAACAGTTGCATTTATTCTCTTTTTCAACTTATTTATTATTATTAGTTCTTCTGTTAACATTTTCTCTCCTTATAATTTAAATGCTTGTAGTTCTTTTAATTTTTCTTGTGCATCAACAATTTTTTGTAAAAATTTATCTATTTCTTCTATGTGTTGCGGATGTTCTCCAATACCCACAGAATGATCTAAATAAATTTTTATTGTTGCATCTGCTTCAGAAATTTGTGCGTTATATTTATCTTCAAGTGCTTGTAGTATCGCTTGTCTTAGCATTTCCACCTTCTTCTAGCCTGACGTAGTCTAGAATTAGGATCTTTTGCAGCTTTAGGAAATTTTTTCATTTGTCCTGCACTTCTTGCGCAGTACGACTTCCGTCGGTTTGCAGCTTTTGACCCTTTTTTAACTTTTCCAGTCACGGCTGTTTTTAGTTTTGAACCGGGATTTGCTCTTCTGTAGGCTTTGACACCGGCTCTAGTCATACCTGCTCCAGACTTTGTAGGTCTAAAGTTCTTTTTATTTCTTGCAGGCATTTTATCCTGTCGTCTCACACTAAACCTCCCATACCCATATTTTTTCTTTTAGCAAATGTTTTCACATTTGTTGGTTTTGGTCCTGTGTTACCTGCCGCTCTTTTTCGTTTGACAGCACTCGCCCTTTGCGAGTCGCTCATCCGTGTGGCTTTTGCAAGTGGGACGCATTTCGGATACTTTCGTTTCGAATCTGCTTTTTGTTTGGAGCGACCACACTTTGCGAAAGAACCATCCTTTCGCTTGCTTCCAATATCTACCCATTTCTGTTTGAACCATTTATCAAGACCGTTTTTTGACATTATCTCATTTTTGTTTTTTTATGTCTGTTAGACATAATCTTACCACATCCTCTAGCAACAAACCCACCATTCTTATAACTTCTATCTGGTCTATTGAGTTCACCCATTAAACCACCTTTAGCTTTTTTAGGTCCCCAATCTTTTCTTTTTTTTCCAGAAGGATCTTTAATTTTACCAGCGCAAATTTTAGAAGCGTAGGCGTTAGCATATGCTGACGGGTACACTTTAAATTTTCGCTTCGCAGCGGCTTTGCCTCTAGGACATAGTTTAGTCATTATTTTTTTTTCGCTGTTTGAGCGGCTCTTCGAAAGTTAGCTGCAGTGGGCGCACCCTTTGCACCTTTCTTTTTCATTTTACCGCCACGTTTACGTTTAGCGTGAATGTTAGCGTAAAGACCTTTACCAGCCATTATCTAACCTTCATTCCTTTTTTGTAACCCATTCGTTTTGCAACTTGTGGTGCTACTTTTTTTAGTTTTCTTATACCTTTACCTTTTTTACCAGCAGGTATTTTCTTTTTTGGTTTCATTATGATTTTTTCCTTAATTTATTTAAAGTCATAGCAAATCTAGCACGTTGTCCTAGCTTACCTTTTTTCTTCGCAGCGGCTTTTAACTTACTTGCCGGAATCTTTTCGCCTTTCTTTATTCCTAAAGATTTACGTAAAGCTCCCGGCTTTTTAATAGCCTTCTGTATAAAATCTTTTGCCATAAACTACTTGTTTATTTTACCAGATTTTTTAGCTTTGCTTCCGAATCTTCCGTAAGACTCATCTCTAGAAGCTTTTAATTGCTTCTTAGTTCATTCCCATGTCATCTTTGTAGTAACCAGATGCCATGTCTTTTCTAGCAGTAGACATTCCACCGCCTCTTTTTGATACTCTGCCACCAGATTTCATCTGATTAGCAACTTGTTTATTGAATCGTCTATTAGGCATTATTTTTTTCCTCCATTCCTAAATATTTGTGTACCCTTTATACCATATATACTCGCCACGACAAGGATCCACAAATTGGTGAACCATGACGGGAGCTGTGAGAACATATCAAAAAATAATTTGACTTTGTCCATTGCTGTCGGATCATCAGATACGACTGCCCAGGCCAGCACCAACACGGGCAACGAGAGAATTATTAAAACTGCCTCGTCCTTCCAGTCTGATTGACGAGCTTCTAGCAATTTTCCCTGGTAAGCTTCGTCACCACGGGCCATACGCTCTGCATGCATTAATTGTGCATCAGACATTGCCATCTTCGTCTTCTGCTTGTTGGCATAAATTTTACTTCCTGCAGAGACGGCTAGTTTAATCGCCGATAACCACATAATTTAGTACCAAGTTGCTTTTACAGGTTTTTTATCTGGTCTCATACGCTTTGTACCTCTTACATCTACTACTTGTGATGTCATTGGATCAGTCATTTCAACTGGAATGCCTCCTTGTTGCTCGCCTTTTGCGTTAGCACCAAGTTCAGGTACAACTTTTACGTTGTCTCGACCATTTTTTGTTTTTTTAACCATAATTATCTCCTTGAGTTGTAATTTATACCTTTTTCTTTGGAAAGTTTCTACCAAAATCGTGAATTTTGCTTGCATCAGCCATTTGTTGTTTTGCTAAAGACACTCCAGCACGTAAACCAGCTAATTGTTCGTTCTGTTTTAGCTTCGCTTCTTGATTTTCTTGGTTCATCATTGCTTTCATCTTGTCAAGATCTAATCTTTCTTGTCCTTCTTCTTCTTTTCTTTCATTTTCCATAGCTCTTAAGTCAACTTCTCTAGATTTTATCTTTAATAGTGGATCACCAGCAAACTCACCAGTAATTTTTTCTTCTTCTTTAGCATAATCTTCTTGCATTTCTGCAATTAAGATAGCTTTTCTAGATTCTATTTGATTTGTAATCTGTTGAACTCGTTGTTGCATCTGCATTACCTGTGGATTTTGCATCATTCCAGCCATCATTGCAGGATTTACAGCACCCATTTGTTGTTGAATCATTTGTAGTTCTTGTAATTCTTCAACAAACTCTATTTGAACTTGTTCTTGTGCCATTAAACTAATGTGTTCTAAAATATTTTTTTGTAACGCAGCTGAAACTACCGGATTATTTTGCACCATATTTAATCTCATAAAATTTAAATGCGCATCAATGTGAGCTTTGTGATCTTGACCAGGAAAAGCTTGAAATGGTTTTCCACTCATAGCCATAATATGTTCTAACGCAGGGTCCATTGGCACTGGTTGTGCTGGTGGGGGTAATATTGCGTTTACATTTTTTACTCCTAGCGCGTCATACATAGATCTGTATGCTTGATACAAATTATGTATTTGAGGATTTGATTGAGCTAATTGTAATTGACTTTGTGCCAAACTAATTCTTTGTGTTTGTGAGAATATGTTTGGATCTGCAACAGGTAGAATATCTACTCTGTCATCAAAGTCTTGTACTTTGATTTCACGTCTAGCGCCTGGTACATCGTATGGATATACAGGTGGTAAGTATGTTTTAAATACCTCTGCTAATAATTTAAATTCTTGTTTTAATCCTACATATAATCTTTTATGAATCGCGGACATAACTCTTGAGCCACGCTCAAGAAGTGCAACAGTTGTTCCAACTGCAGCTTGTTGATTCATATCTCCCACTTGCATGTCTGAGATTGCTGCAAATCTTTGACCTGCTGATACCACAACACCCATCAATTGTAATAATGTTGCATCAGGACCTTTAAAAGGTAAAGTCATAAATTGATCTTTAATATTACCTCCAGGTGCATCTACATCTCTAAACTCACCAGGCTGTAATGGTTGTGCATCATCTCTAACTCTTATACCTCTAGATTTAAATCCAGCTGGTAAGTTAGCTAAAGTTCCTGCATCTAATAATTGTCTAAGAGCTGCCGTTGCAGTTCTTGTTAGTCCACCAATCATGTGTATTAAACCAAACCCATAAAAACCTGTGCCAGGTAAAAATTTAAATTGCACAAAATAATTTATTTTATTTTTCTTTGGATCTTCAGCTTTGTAATTTCTTCTAATAGATAAAACTTTGTTGCCTGCTTGAGACACAGTTATCACATATGGAAGTTTTATTCCCGTTGGATTTCCCATTGCATCCATGTCTTCATAGCCTTCCAAATCTAAGTTAGTATGAATTTCATATAATATGTATTGATCTTCTTGACCATCTTTAGATATTCCTTCTAATTGTAATTTTTTATCTTCTAATTGATTTTGAATTATCGGCGGTGTTCCTAATTCTACATCTCTGTAAAAACCAGCAACTTGTTGTTTTCTTAATTCGTTCTCTGAAATTTTTACAACATGTATCACAGCTTCTGCATCGTCTAATGAATTAGCTGAGTAAGGCACAATTAAATCATCCGCCGGTACAAATTTAGAAACTGCTCTGCCCAATAAATCATCGTAATAAACTTTTTTAAATGTAGAGCCTGAAAGAGGAAGGTAAAATAACATTTGATCAAACTCTGGTTCATATTCTTTCATTTGATCCATAATTTGATAATTCATAAAATCTTTTACACGTTTAGCTTGTTCTTCTTTTGGAACATTTATATTTCCTAAAATTTGAGTTCTTACTGGTCCATCAGACGGGAGTAACTCTTTATAAGCTTGCGCTTGAAATTGCGTAACTGCTTCTGCAAGTACAGGGTGATTGACTCCAGAAGCTCCTCTAAACGGTTCTGTTCTTCTTTCATATTTAAATCCTAATAGTTCTAGTCCGTTTCGATATGTATCTTCCCAATCGCCACGAGACTCTTTGTTTTCTGCACCACCTTCTTCATCCATTGCTACTTCAACAGGTCCTGTTGGAGTATCAATAACTTCAGCCGATTTTGTTTTTTCAACTTCTATTATTTCTTCGTTTGGAACTTGTGTTTGATTTATATTTGGTAATGGTTTATCAATCTCAGCCATTTGTCATCCTATCTTTTTTTGAATAAAGTTTCAACACCCGACCCACTGATATCAGGTATTTCTATTACTGTCAAATTCACTTCTCCACCATCTTTTAATCCAACCAAGCCTCCATTGGCATTAGAAGAAACACCTGATCTTTCTTGCATAGCAATATATACATCAATATCCGCTAAAGCTTTTTCAATATTTTTTAAATTTTTTGTGGCTTCATCAAGCATTTGTTGATTTACATTTCTATTTATTTCTAAGTCAATTCCTTCTGGTGGATTTTTTAATTGTTCTCTAGCAACCTTAATTCTAATTTCTGCATTAATTTTATCGTCTAGTAATTTATTTTTAATTACATTTCCTTTGTATTGTTTAAATCCTTGCATAAATTTAGGAAGAGCTTCTTTTGTTTCTGCAAACTCTCTCGGAGATAAATTTTTACGAATTTGACTAGTATCACTTAACATCTGTTTTAAATTTTTCATACTTAAAGGAACACCAAATTTATCTTCAGTTAATTTTTCTATATCTAAAGTAGATTGTTCTGGTTTGTAAGGTGGACCGCCTATACCAAAAATTTTATTCATTCTCGCCGCTTGTAAGATTGCTTTTAAAGAACCACCTTTAAAAAGACCAACTCTACCGCCATCCGCTTTTTTATCTTTAATAATTTTATTATAAGCCTCTATCATTCTAGCTCTTTTACCTTTACCTTTGCTTTTACCTATTTCTTTCATGGCTTCTGCTTTTTCTTTTCTTAATTTTAAAAGTCTTTCTGCTTCTACTCTTGAACCACCAAACCCAAGACCCTCGTCTTCTAAAGATGAAATTAAATTTTCTTTTTTCATCTCATCAGTATATGCAAAAGCCCCTGCTTCAGGATCTACCAAACCTACGTTTGCGTTACCTGTGCTGCTGTCTATCTCTACAAAAATATCTGGTCTATCTGGGTGAACGTATTTTTTAGTTGTAAGACTAGTTTCTATTTGATCTCCCTCATCTACAACTTTTTTAATTGCTATATTAAAAAAGTCCATACCTTTAGTTTGAATGCCTTCACTTGCAGGTTTAAGAACATTTAAATATCTTTGCATTCCCGGTGATTGCGCCAACACTCCTAGAGCTTTAAAAAAACTTCCTTTGTTCATCGTTTATTCATTAGGTTGTATAAGAACCCCTCTTGGTTTTGATAATTTTTGTATGCATTATATGCAGACAATCCAGTTCCTAATAATAACCCAGGAATGCCTAAAAATCTAGTAGCACCTGCAATCATTCTTGGACTCATGCCTAGTCGTAAAACACTACTAGTAAAGCCTGGTTTAGCTTGTCCTACATTACTTAAATTAAAATAATTTCTAAGCCCTTGGGCCATAGTTCTTTTTGGTGCACCTTGAATTACACCTGCACCTCTTGAAAACGGTTCCATAAATGCAACACCCAATGCTGGTCCAAGTGGATCTGTTAGAATCTCTGTCGCAGTTTCTCCTTCTTCCAATCTTTTTGCTGCTATCGGCACTTCTAGTAAACTAGTCATGGCTGGTGTTCCAATGGTCGTAAGTATTGGTTTTAATGCACCGGTAATACCTAATGCAGATCTAACTTTACCTCGACCTAAATCTCTTGCAGCTTTGTAAGCGCCAGGCACTTCCTCTGCAGCAAAAGCAAGTGATGTTCCAGCTGTAACTTTTAGTGGATTATCTTTGACATAAGTTAATATTTGATTTTGAGTTGCTGGTTGGTCTGTTCTTTCATTTACAATTGCACCCACGTTTGCATCATACTTTATTGGCGTGCCAAGTGTTGGTTGTTCGGGTTTCATTGCATTTACTATTTGAGTTATACCCGCAGCTCCAATAGTTCCTGCTACAGCAGCTGTTGCTAATTTTCCAATAATAGGGACCTTAGACATAGCTTTTAAGTATTTACTATTTTTAGCAATGTCAGTTCCCTTATATTTATTTATAACTTCTTGCACTTCAAAAGGTTTTGAGGTTTGACTAAATGCTATTTCATCAATTGGATTAACTCGTAAATCTGTTTCTGGAATAGTTGCCGGAAGTTTTCCTACCGCGGGACTAACATAGTTTTCAAAATTAAAAACTGCTTTTTTTAAAGCAGTATTAACTGGAGTATCAAAATCTCCAAGTCTTGGAGTTTTTGGATCTATAACTACTTTTTGGTTTTTAATTTTAAAGTCTCCTATGTCATAACCTGTTTGCCCTTTAAAATCTCGTCTAAGATCCTGTACTTTTAACTCAATTTGTTCTTGTATATCTGGATTTACATCTTTAGCATCTCTTGCTAAATTAGCTATTTGTACATCATATTTTCTTTTAAATTGATTTAAGGAATCTTTTATGTATTCTATTCTAGTAAAATTATTTTTATAGTTTGGAAAGTTTTTCATTAATGCTTTTATATCTGTGTGGTCACCAGCGATATCAAAACCAAATCCTCTCATGGCTGCAGCTGTGTCATCAATAACTTTAATATCTTTTTCTGGTAAACCTAAAAGTCTAGCCATTCCAGAATTACTTAATTTTTTTGCAGACGACGTCATTAAAATTAAATTTTTATGTAACTTACTATCTAAATAATTTGGTGGGGGTGTAATGGTTTTATATTTATCTGCAGCAAATCTTAAAGCTCCTGCAGTCCCTGCATATAAATGTCCTAGTCTATTAATTCTAGTACCAAATCGTTCACTTGCTTGTTCTATAGGAAGTTTTGTTTTTTCTGCAAATCTTCTAATTAATTCTCTAACTCTTTCTGCATCAGGTATTTGTTCGTTTAATAAAATATCATTACTATTCTTAATAATTTCATCTAAAGCTTTTATTTCAGGAAAAATAGCTTCATGTATTTTAATTAATTCTCTATCTATGTTTTGTCTTTTAACAGAATTTTGTATAAATCTGCTACTTAAATTTGAACCAGTATTACTATTAATAGCTTTTGCTATTTGACTTGGATTATTAATGTCTGAATTTTTTTCTAAAAATTCTTTTACAAGTTTATCTTTTTGTATTTGAAGAGTTAAATCTGTGCTTGGTGATTTAGTAATGTTATCAACTTTTAATTCTCCTCTCTTCAATAAACTTTTATACGCTTTGTTCCAAGCACCAAATGCTCCTTTAATATCCCCCTCTCTAAGTCTAATTAAACCCTCAGCTTCTAAAATATCGGTTACTTGTTTAGAAGGTGTTCCGTCGTTTAAAAGTTCAATAGCTCTTTCTTTTGCATCAGGAAAAATATTAAATAGTTCTGCACCTTTAGTGCTTAGTCCAAAAACTTTACTCATTATTTGTTGAGCGTATGGTATTGTAATTTTTGCTTTAGATTTTTCAATTAATTTTTTTATTTCTTCATCAAGAAAAACAGCATCAGGTTGAGATGGAAAAGGATTTTCTGCAATTCTTTCTTGAATGTAGGATATAAATTTTAAAGCTTCATCGCCTTTTTTTCTAACGGCCATTACACTACTCCACCGAACATAAATCTCGGTTCAGGTTTTCTCATTAAACGCGTAAGTTCTTTAAAATAGTTTTTATAAAAATCTACATTGTAATTAATATTATTAAACTCTAATTCTTCTTTTATAATATCTACAAACTCTTCACCTGTAATAAAAAAATTATTTTTATTTAATTCTCTAGCCTTACCCATAATTCTCATAACATCTTCATCTGCTACACCCATAGCTTCTAGATCATCAACGATTGCATTGTTAACTTCTATCTTCTTAGCATCTGTTGCACTTCTAAAATCATCAAAGCCCATATATTCTTCTTGAAAAAATCTTGGTCCTTCATCCATTTTCATTTCGTCAAGTTCTGATAACAACTCTTGTTTAATTTTTGTATCCGCTTTCATATCCGCGGCTCGCGCTAAAGTAGTCGCGGCTCGTTTGCCGGGTTCTAAATCTAAAACCATATCGTCAGTAACTCCAAACGCTGCTCGACTTTTTCTATATGGTGGATTATCTTTAAAAACTTTTCTAATGTCTTCATTCTTAATACCAGCACCACGCATGTTTCTTACAAACTCTGCAGCTTCACCTCTGTCATCAAATCCATCTATATCTTTTTTGAATAGCGAACCGATGCCTTGTTTTTGTGATTTAAATTTTTCTAGCAGTTCGTCAAAAGTTTCATCACCTCTTATTTCTACATCTGGATTTTGTTTCCTTAACATGTCGTAATCTAGTTTACCAAACTTAACAGATCCTTCTTCCGCACCACCCATAGGCATGATAGTATCACGTGGATCTACTCCTTCAAGAGTCGTAACATTACTTGGAGCGTTATCTTGAAATTCTTTTAAAAGTATTGCGCTTTCTTCTTCAGTTGGTGCTTTGCCTGAAGTTGTAAGATAGTCATCTATAACATCTGTAATTCTAGCAGTACCATCTTTTATTTGATCTCTAAATTTTAATATGGTTTGTAAAAATATTTTATTTGCCATTAATAATATGTCCTCTCGGTTCTTGGTAATACTTTATCTTTTTCATCTTCAGGGTGAGATACAAATCCTCCTTGCCTAAAGCGCATTACCGCTTGTGTTGTACTATCCACCAAATCATCATGATCTCCATAAGGAAATGATGCACATTCTTCTATAACCTCTTCGGCGAACTTTTCATCCGGCGCCCATATTATACCCGACTCAAAGAGCGGGGATACAGCGTTAACTCTAGCATGTTTATCTTGTCCTTTGCTAGGTGTGTAATTTATAACAGGAATACCCATCTTTCGCAACTCGTAAGTTAAAGGCAAACCACTGGCCTTAGACTCGATAATGACTGTTTCAGGATTCCAATATTTGTATTGTTCTAATGCTTCTTTACGTAGTTCTGGAAACTCTAATCTATCCTTAAATGCATCTAATAGTATTAGATTTGCTGGGCTATCTTCATCAGGATAGAACACGCCCCAGGTGGTAATAGCAGAATAATCGGCAGTTTCTTTTTTAAGAAACGCTGTATCATAAGATTGTATTACGTGTTGCAATGGTGGGATATATCCTTTGTCCCAAACTTTCCACCACTCACGTTTGATTAATGATCCTTCCTCAGCTGTCGGGTTTTGCATCCACTGCGCGTTCCATTTACCAACAGATAGTGATGCCTTTACTCCCTCTAGTTCTTTTTTGTTCCAATACTCTGGCCATACAGGTTTACCTGATGGCATGATAGCTGGGAACTCTATTATCTCCCATTGATCTGATTTTAATTCCTTTTGTGATTTTAATAACATACCAGTCAAGTCTTTCATGTTCCAACGTGTCATAACCACGACGATCGCTCCGCCTGGTTGTAGACGCTGACGTGGACCTGATGTGTACCACTCGTAAGCTCTTTCCA